GCTATGATGTCATAGTCATACTTATCTGATCCTTTATTGCAGCTAGTTATTTTTGCTCCAATATAAGATGCTACAGCTTCCTCTCCTAAATAACCAGCAGCATTACCGCCGCCTCTGAGAATAGAATTTCTTATCTTTCCTAATTTCTTAGCTTTGTGTTGAGCCGCAGTTACCATCCTGTCGTCCCAAGGTATACTTATGATTTTGTTGTTAGCCATCCCCAATCCTTTAATACTTCCATGAGAGCTAAGTTAGTTTCGTGAAGATCCTTTTCACTATTGTCTAGTATATGGTCAAACATTTCATCTTTGGAGTTCAAGGATGTTTCACTCGAATGAGCATCTTCAAAGGGCTTTCTGGTAAGTCTAATATCTTTTCCTCCAGCTTTTTGTATTGCCTCAACTTCATTAGGAAATCTAACATCAGGAACAATAGCAAATTCAGTACCGCTTGAAAGNATTCTCTCCAAGCAAGAACTTGTCCAAATATCCGGCTTTATACGTCTACAAATGTCTGTGCCAAAATACTGCAAGAATTCTCTCGCTGTCATAAAACCAGAAGCATTTGCAACATTCGGCATATCTTCCCATTTAATATTAACAGGAGTGTTCTTATCTTCATCTGAGCCATAACACTGCTCACCTTTTAGTCCAAATAAATTAACAGCTATTATCTTTAATGGATCGGCAAAACTAAATGACCTAATATAAGGCCATATTGCCTGTGATGCATATTCTACAAATTCTTCGTCTTGTCTCTCAATGTCAAGAATTCCCAATCCATCTATTTCATTTCCATGTTCATCTATCTGTGTGGCATTTACCAGAAGAGAGCCTTCTTCGTCCATGAAAAACTTTTCAACTACGTCATTTAGTCTTAATTGATAGCCATGTATAAACTTACAGCATGTACTCTTGCCGCTTTGTTTTGCACCAGAAAAGCCTAATATTTTAGTCATTATACAATCCTTCAATTTGAGGTTTTATTTTTTGCTCTATGTCTGAAATGGACATTTCTCCAATATCCTTTGATTCAGTAATTATATCCACTACTTCAAGTTTACTTTCACATTTTTTTCTAATAGATATCCTAGCTTTTTGTCCAGCTTTATCGTTGTCACATATTAGAGCAATTTTTTCAGCAGCAGAATTTTCAAGTATTCTTAATTGAGTGTCAGTTATGCTACAACCAAACATGCCAACAGAGTTTTTTATTCCAGATTCCCATAGTCTCCAAACATCTCCTTGTCCTTCGACTAAAACTACAACCTTTGTATCTTCGATGTGATTCTTAGCGAGATGATAACCATAAAGCCAAGCGCCAGAATAGAATTTTTTAGAAAATCTCCACTTAGGTTGTTCATAATTTTCATACTTTTCAGAAGGCCACCTTCCAAGATAGCCAACCATGACTTCTCCCTCGTCATCATAGACCGGCACTATGACTCTTTTCCTCATAACACCTTTTGTATTTCGAGAAATTCCCACATCAAAAGCGTCAAGAACTTCCTCACTGTATCCTCTATTCAAAAAGTATTTAGCTGGTCGCAACAAGGACTGCCTGACTTTGTTTCTTGGGTGTCCAAGTTTCTTGTTTTGTTCTCGCCTCTTAAAGTTTCTTTCGGCGCTTGACGATACTTTCTTTGTAAAGTCTACCTTGCAAGAACCTTTCGACAAATCTTCAAAGTCAGTCTCAACAAGATTCATTGCAAATGATATTGCTTCTCCAAATGAGACGTTTTCTCTTTCATATTTATTAGCTAATAAAGCTCTTATGAGACCTAGAGGATTATTGACATACTTCTTTTTACCAGTTGTGTTGTCTACTTCTTCTTCACAGTGTTGAGTCCAGCAAGTCCATATCCCTAAGTAGGGATTATCTGGATCTGTCGTCATGCTCCATCCAGTAGGGCAGTCTCCACCGTGAATAGGACAAGNACAAGTTACATTATCATAGAATACTTGAACTTCTATTCCAAAGTTAGCAAGCACTGGCACTATATTCAACGCAATCTTGTCACCAAGAACTTTAAGTTCTTCCCCAGACAACTTTTTCAAAATGGTTTCTCCGGATCAATATCTTCTTCAACTACGAAGCCTTCTTTGTCATCATTGACTTCGTTATCAAAACCCTCTTTTTCTTTTTTGTTAGCAAGCATGTATTCAGATTTTGTAAATCCTTCGACTAGCTTTCCATACTCGCCAATCAAATTCATATTAACATAGTCAAAGTCTTCTTCTAAACCTCCTCCATGCCTATGTAGGATAGGTTTAAGTTTTCTGTTTCCGCTTTCTCCACCATCTTCAGCAATCTCTTCTTCCGACTTTTTCTTAAACAAACAGAAACTACTACAATACCTAGCAATGTCGTCAGACCCAGCTATCACATCCTCGCCTTCTCTTGTAATGCCTTCTCTATTTAATTGAACAAAAGATAAGACTGAGACATTTTCCTTTATTGAGATGTTAACTAACTGTTGCATCTTAAAGCCTAAAGCTATATGTGGCTGTTCATTGTTTTTCATTTCTGATGAGCCGCCTAATTTCAAGTAGTCATAAACCACAAGGCATGGGTTAGTATTTCCATTCTCATCCCTACCAACAATTCTCTTTACCCAACGCCTAATGATAGAAACAACTTCTTCGATTGGAGCGCCAGCTACAGGAGAATACTTATACGGCATCTTTTTCAAGGTTTCAGCCGCCTGTCTTATTCTTTCTACCTTTGCTTTTGATTTTGAAAACTGACCTGTTGATATTTCGTTAGTTTGTACATCACTTAAACTGGCTAGTATTCTGTATACATGATCTTTCTGTTGCATTTCCGTGTCTAATACTAACACCGGAATATTCAGCTTTCCAGCTACATGCAAGGCAACTGTGTCTGCAAAGAAACTTTTACCAACTTTTGTTCTAGCTCCTATGAGGTCTACGTTTCCTTGCCTGAGTCCTCCTCCTATCATTTTGTCATATCTTAGAAAACCTGTGCTAACACCCATCATCTCGCATGGGTTTTCTATTAGGTCATCTATATGTTCATCAATATCCTGAGATATATCTACTGGCTCATTGCCTCCACGATTTTGTAGAGTGTCTGCAAGATTATAAAAAGGTTCTTCTCCGATAGCCAAAATCTCAGAGATAGACTTATCACTTTTTACTTCCACTATGTTCTGTTGAACCATCAAAGAACATCTGTAAACTTCTCTGGCTACTTCTAATTTTGCAACAACTACAGCCTGATGAGAAACATTTGATTTTTCAATAGTTGTAGAACTGAGTTTTTTGAAGTAGTCTTTTAAATCTTTTTTAGAAAATTGTTCGTCTAAACTCAAAACCTTAGAAGCGCCGTAAAGCGTTGGTAAATCAACAGTAGTTGAGTCTTTGAAGAGTTGCTGTAGACAACTCCACATAATTTGGTTCTTTTCTTCTGTAAAAGAATTTGCTGTAAGTATACCATCAACGTCATCAAAAGCATCTCGTCCATGTTGTATCAAACCTGCAATTACAGATTTTTCTGCTGTTGTGTCATTTATCTTCTCCATTAACCCACGCACCTCGAACACCGATGGTAAGTTCCAGTTTTATAAGCTGGATTTATTTCTTCTTTTGCTCCACAAGAATTGCAAACCACTTCAACCATTTGGACTGGTTTTCTACGAGGAGTGGGGGCAATGTCCGGAGTTTCAAATTCTTTTCCTGTAGCTTCGATTCCATCGTCTACAAATTGGTTCTCTCCAACTTGTATTGATTCTTTTCTTCCGTATTGACCAGCAGGAAGATTGTCCCTCTTCATTGTGAAGTCTTCTACTTCCGACCGCACCGGCACTGATGACTGCACGGTTTCGGCGTGTGGTTCACTTCTGGGTTCTTCTGGCTCTGAGCTTCTTTCTTGCTCTCTTGTTTCTGGTCTAACTTCTTCTCCCGTGAGAAGAGCGTACCCTTGAATAACTTTTTCAAAATCATTTTCTAGTATCCCGTTTTTTATTAGTTCTAAAGGTGACATGTTTATCCCCTACTGTACTTTCTTCTACTGAGTTCAAGCAGTGTGTCTGCTTGTTTTCTGATGTCTCTTATAATATCTAGTGAAGAGGTTACATTACCATCAATCACTCTTTTAACGCGCCATACCTTTTGTACAAAGTCATCTTCTCTTATCACAGAGTTTACTTTGACTTCCCACTTAGTATACTTATCGAATTGACTTGAAACTTTTGATACTGCATAGT